CATTACAGACAGTCCTCCCATGGACAGTTCAGGCCCCGCGCCTAGATCCAAGTGCAGCACAGATGTCACGGAGTGTTCCCCCCGCTCCCCCGCGGGGCCTCTTCACCGTCCGCGGGCTCATCGCCGTCGTCCCCTCTGGGCAGGACCACGGGCGGTGTCTCGGGGGGTTCGGGGGCGCGGCGGCCGAGGAAAGCGGCGACTTCCTCGGGGTTGCCGAGGGCGTCGGCGAGGTCGCGGGCGTCTGTGAAGGAGCGGGAGTCGATCCTCGTCAGCTCCTCCGCGGCGTCCTCGATCGGGAATCCGGCTTCGATCAGCATCTTGATGCCGGTCTCCTTCGACAGGACACCCGCTGTGACACCGTTGGTGACCTGCTCGAGGACGCCTGCCTTGTCGGTCGGCTTGTAGGGGCCGAACACGAGTTTGGCGGGCTGCACCTGGATGCCCGCCCAGTCGGGGTGCTGGCCGGCCATGTGCAGGCGCTGAACGAACTTCAGTAGCAGCCTGTACTTGTGGTCCCGGGCCAGCCGCATGCTGTCGATGAGGGAGTCGAGCGGTCCCAGGGACAGTTCCAGGGCGTACCCGGACGGTGCCTGGGAGGGGTCGATGGTTCCGAGAGCGACGGCGGGGAGCCGGGCGACCTTGGCTGCGCGGTCGGCGAGGTCATGGACGTGCTCGCGTAGCTCGCGCAGTGCGGAGGAGGTGTCAACGGCGGTCAGCCGGCCGTTCTCCCCCAGCTTGAACAGGGCGCCGGGGCCGACGTCCATCTGGGCGCGGGTGTCGGCGACGCCGGAGATGGCGACCATGGGCAGGCCGGTGGTCGCGGATGCGCGGGCGGAGTCGGTGTCGGAGCCGGCGAGTTCGTCGAAGACCTGCAGCACCTTCGCCAGGGACGACTGCCCCCAGTACTCCTCGGCGGCGGGGACGGTGTTGGGGATGTGGACGACTGGCAGGAAGTCGATGAGCAGGTCCAGGTGGTCGAGGACTTCTCCGTCGGAGCGGGTCGCGAAGTGCGCCTTTTCCATGGGAAGGGAGTCGACGTCCGTCTGGCCCTTGAGGTCCTCGAGGTTCCAGGTGGCGTCGGTTAGGTAGCAGGTGAGCGTGGAGGGTTGATCGCTCCACGGGTACACGCGGGAGACGCTGCCAGTCGATTCGTCAACGGTGTCGCCGAACCCGACGACGGGGACCAGGTCACCGTCCGGGCTCTCCACGGTCAGGGGGGCGCGGACGGCCCGGCCGGAGGAGTCGATGCCGGCGGCTGTGGCCGGGCCGATCGGGGCGAGTTCGTAGGTGATGCGGCGCAGGCGGGCCTTGAGACCGCGGCGGGGGTCCTCGGGGAGTTCCCACGCGAAGTGGACGCGGTCGGGGAACTCGCCGTCGCTGTCCTCGGGGAGGACGGGGAAGTAGAAGCCGGGGTCGACGGCGCGGACGGTGGCCCGCTGCTTCGCCGGGTCCCAGGCGAGCCGGTAGACGCCGTCCCCAAGGGTGACGGCCTTGCGTTCGGTCTGCTGCATCCGCATCGGCAGCAGTTCGTCCTCGGCCCAGTCCCGCAGCAGGGTCTGGACACGTTCGGCCATGGCGTCCCGAGTGTCGGGGTCGTCGGTGTTCTCGGCTCCGGGGACGGTGATGTGCTGCTCGCGGCCCAGGACGTGGGAGAGGATCGCGTCCACGAACATGCTCGGGTCGCCGAACTCCCGTTTCTCCCGCGCGCTGGGGCCGTCGATGACCTCGGCGAGTTCGGCGGCCTGGTTGTTGTCGTAGGCCTGGAGCAGCTTGTAGGCGGCGAGGCGGCGTTCGTCCTCGGGGGGTACCCAGGTGGCGTTGGCCTCGGGGAAGGCGCGGCGGTGGGGCATGCCGCGGGCGTCGCTGTAGATCGGCTTGTAGTTCAGCCACGACCACGCGTCGATGATGACGGCCTTGGCGCGGGTCATGAGGCCCACCGTGTACCCCTTCGGTCAGCAGGCCCCGCGCCTGAAGATCAGGGTACGTGTGTCAGCGGGGTTGGTTCCCCTGGCGGCGCATCGACGCGCGTGGTGGCCGCTATGACGAAGGTGTCGGCGACAAGAACACGCATTTCCCTAGCGGTCGGGTGGCTGGTTTTGCACAGCCGCCCATTCTGATCACCGTTCGGTTCTAAAGTGTTGGCCACGGACGTTTTCCACGCTCCACTCCTCTGCGCCCCGGCCGGCCGGGCGTGCAGGTGGCTCGGCAGCAGCGGTGTTATCTGTCGAGAGGAGGAATCCCGTGTTGGGATGGGAAAGCGAACCGCCGGACCCTGCCTGGCTGGCGTTGTACGTGGCGCTTCTGGATTTGGCCATCCAGTTGGCGGCCTACCTGTCGGGCTGAGTCCGGCGTCCGCGTGGGGCCGCCCCTTCGGGGGCGGCCTTTTCTTCTCCTAGCGCATTCGGAGATGCCCTAGGGTGTGGATCCACCATAACGGCGGCCTAGGCCGTCTGCCCACTGATCAGCGGATCCGGCGGGTGGCTATCGTCGTCCGCGTAGGCGCTGGTCGCTGTAGTTGGTGGAGCCGACAGCCGCGGACGCCGGGTCTGCGAGTTCGGTGAGCGCGTGGACTGCGGCGTCCATGCGGTCTGGGGAGTCCATGCCGGGGATCCAGGTGACCATCTGGCCCTCGAGTTCGGTGAACTCGCCAACGTGGTGGACCTTGCCCTGCTTGTAGAGCTGGGCGATGGGTTCCGCCCGGAGGCGTTTGCCCTGCTTGGCGTGCACCTCGATGATCGACGGCATCAGCATGCCCTTGGTGCCGCCCTCGCGGGACAGTTCGGTCCAGGCCTGCCGGACGACCTGGGCGGCCATGTCGCCGCCGAAGTTGTTCTCCACGATGATCGCGTCTGCCTGCCGGTCGATGGCGAGCTGGCAGACCTCGGTTCCCCAGGTCTCGGCGCCCATGGTCCGAGACCGGTCGTCCAGGACGTACATGTCGCCGTCGCTGTCGCGGGCTGCGCAGACCAGGCCGACTTCGTCGTTGCGCATTGAGTCGCCGCCGGCGTGGTCAACGGCGACGACGACCCGCGTGGGGTTGATTCCGATCCATGCCTTGGGGTCGGTGCGGTTTCCGGTGATCCAGGCCCACTTCCACACGCCGCCCTCGAGCGGGCGTGGTTTCTGCTGGTATAGGGCGTACCAGACGCGTTCCCCGACAGATTCCCTGGTGTCGGCGAGTTCCTGGGCGTCGTACTGCTCAGGCCAGAGCGGGTCGCCGATGGTTCGGTGCAGTGGGTCGTTAGGGCTGTCGGCGATGGCGGGCAGGTCGATCTGGAGCCAGCGGTGGGGTTCGTTCGCAAGGAGCCGTCCGGAGAGGTCGTCTTCGTGCCAGCGGGTGTTGATGAGGATGATGCTGGCGCCCGGGGCCCGGCGGGTGAAGAAGACGGACCGGTACCACTCCCAGACGCGGTCGCGTTGGGCCGGGCTGGCGGCGTCGTCGTGGCCCTTGAAGGGGTCGTCGATGATGCCGAGGTTGAAGCCTTTGCCGGTCAGGCCGCCGCCGACGCCGGCGGTGACCATGCCGCCACGGACGGAGGATCCACGCTGCTGCTCCAGGTCGAATCGGTTCGCTGCGTGGGAGGCGGGGTGGAGACGTATACCGAGGACGGGTGAGTACTCTTTGAGCTGGTCGCGTACCCAGCGGCCGTGGTCGTCGGCGAGGTCGGCACCGTATGAGGCGATCATGATTCGGTGTTCCGGGTGCCGGCGCAGGTACCACAGCGGGCCCCAGCGGGACGCCCTCTGGGACTTTCCGTGCCGGGGCGGCATGGTGAGCATCACCTGCAGGCGCTCCCCTGCGGCGATACGCCGGAACGCGTCGTCGATCAAGTCGAGGTGAGCGGCCTGCTTCTCCCTACCCTCGGTGAGTACGGCCGCGAGGGCCCCGGGGGATCGGTCCATCGCTATCCGCCGTTCAACCCGGGCGAGCTTGGCCCGGGTTTCGGGGCTGGCACGAGTGACGATGCGGCGGCGCTGGGCCGCGGGTAGAGACCGGTAGCGGGCTTCCAGGTCGTCCTGCCGGTCAGCTTCCGCTGTCGTCACCGGCGTCCTCGGTAGCTTCCTGGTCGGCGGAAGGCATGGCAGCGTCGTCCCGGGCTGAGATGTCGATCAGGGCCAGCAGCTCGGCTGTCTCTCCACTGGAGAACGGGATGGCGCCTCCGTCGGGGCCGGACACTTCGGTCTTGACGGGCATGTCGAGGCCGTTGAGCTTGGCGCGGCGGTCCATGAGACGGAGAACAGTGTCGATGGCGCGCATGTCGAGTTCCTCTCCGACGGCGTTGCCTTCCTTGTCGAAGACGGGGCTCGGCTGGGTGGCGCGGGGCCAGGCGGCTTCGAGGAGCGCGTCGAGGCGTTCGTTTTCCTGCTGCCGGTAGATGCTGACTTCTGCGGCCTCGGCGTCGCGGTGGGCCTCCAGGGCGCGGTGGAGGTCTTTGCGGGCGGCGTCGGGGCTGCTGTAGCCGAGGGCTTCTACGCGTGGGTCGTCGTAGCGGACGCCTTCGCGGCGCAGTTTGAGCAGGGCTGTGCGGCGGACGGCGACTTCGTCTTGCTTGAGTCTGGACCAGGGCATGGCGGTGGGGCTCCCGCTGTGTGTGGTTGTCAGGCCCCGCGCCTGTCACGGATGATCGCTCATTTTCGTGGATCTGTTCCCTCGGCTGTCCGCTGTGGTGGAGCATGCGCTGCATGAGTGAGATGCGTAGGGGGTGGGCCGGGGCTGCTGTCGTGGTGGCCGCGGTGATGGTGCTGGGCGGCTGTGGCGGTGATGGCGGATCGGACGAGGCGGATGCGAAGCCGAGTACGTCGTCGCCGGTGTCGGCTTCCACCGAAGCGCCGGCCACGGAGCCAGTGAAGCCTGAGCCCGTGCAAACGGAGCCGGAGTATGCGCCGGGTCCAGAGGGTGAAATTGACCGGAAGGCCGATGAGGAGGGCTGGGTGTACGACTCGCTGTACAGCTCGGCGTCGGCCTACGTCCAGGACATCTGCGAGTCGCTGCCGTCGCAGACGAAGAACTGGTCGCCGGAGCAGTGGCTGGCGGAGGCCGGGTACATGGACGCCGACGGCGCCAAGATCCTGAAGTTCGGGGTACCGAAGCTGTGCCCGAAGTGGACGAAGACGGTGACGGCTGCGGCGTCGGGTGACTATGAGCGGTACATCTCGTCGGGTGAGTACGAGGTGAAGACGGATCCGGCACCGTATGACCCGGACTCGGGTTCGGACGTGCAGGAGATCCCTCCGGGCACGTACGTGGCGTCCGGGCACTTCTCGGACTGCTACTGGGAGCGGACGGCAGCGAACGGCGACATCATCGCGAATCAGGCGGTGACGCAGGCGACGCGGTTGACGGTGACGCTGCGGGCTGGGGAGCTGTTCAAGAACGATTGCGGGACGTTCAAGCCGGTCGGCTGAGTAGGGGTGTGGGGCGGCCCCGCCACCCGGAATCCCCCTCCGGTGGCGGGGCCAGCTTGTACTCGGGGCCCTGCGGGAGCGGCTGGCCGAGCTGGTCTGTGCACGGCCCGGCTTTCTTGGGCGCGGGGACACCGGAAGAAAGACCCATGAAACTGAGCGGTCCGGGC